CAGAAATGCCAATTAAAGCAAATGCTTCTTCAATTAAATCAGTAAAAGATTCAAATAAATTACCTGCTTCAAAAAGTAGTACTCAATATGCTTTATCATTTTGGATATATGTAGAAGCAATTGAAAACAAAGAAGATTATAGACTAGTTCTAAAAAGAGGTGGAGCACCAGGTGCATTACAATCCTCAAACCCTCTTATTTACTTTGATAAAATGTCTAATAAAATGATAATAAAAGTTAGGACTGTAAATGCAGATACTATGACCTTTAGAAATTTAGATGAAAAAGTTAAAAAATTTTCTGATGTTGCTAATAAAAGAAGACCTATAGATAATAGTACTTGTCAAAGTGTTGTAAACTGGTATATGGCTAGAAAAGGTATGTCTAGAGAGGATGCTGAAAGAGTTGTTACAACAACTGATATCTATTCAAAAGAAACTTGTTCATTAGGTCCAAATCCAGATACAACTATTAATAAAGATAATTGTTATTATGCAACATTTAAAATTGATTATGTACCATTACAAACATGGGTAAATGTTTTATTAAATGTTGATAATAATATTGTAACTCTATTTATGAATGGTGAAAAACATTCAACAAGAGTATTAAATGAAAATAATGATGAATGTCCAACTGGATTATCAAATATTGTATCACCATCTAGTGGTGATATTCAAGTAGGTAATATACCTAATGGTATTCATTCATTTAATGGTTATTTATCTAGAATACAAGTATTTGATAATAATCTTAAAACAATGGATGATGTAAAATCAGTTTATAATAAAGGTCCAGTTAAATCAAAAAGTGTATTAAAATATTTAGGATTACCATTATATGGTTTCCGAAGTCCATTATATAAAATTGGTGGAGTTAAAAAACAAAATTAAAAACATTATATTTTTATAATATCATTTTTATTAATTTATTATATTTAATTAAATATAAAAAATGGGACTAGGTAAATTAGTAAATCCATTCTTATTTGTATTAGGGTGTATAATTGCTTTTATTATAATTTATTTTCATAATAATGTATATATGCCTTATTTTCTACCTGAATTAAAAGATTTTAGAGATAATACAAATCTTATTCTAACAAATACTAAAGATAATGAAGATTTATATTTAATAAAAGGTGTTATGTCACTAAGTAATTCTGAAATTTATTATAATACTAAAAATAAATTATCTCATAATTTCTTAAAATTCCCAGTTTCTACAAATAATAAAGGTGGTGCTGAATTTTCATACAGTTTTTGGATTAATAAAAAAGGTTCGCCATATTATAAAGATAGAGCAATTATACTAAAAGGTATTAAACCTAAATTAGATGATGATGTAATTATTAAAGAACCACTTATAAAGTTCGGCAATAATTCAAATGAATTAGTTATAGAATTTAATACTATAAAAAAAAATAATAATAAAGTAGTAATCAAAGAAATATTTGATTTAATTAGTAGTAATAATCTTTGGTATTTAGTTACAATTGTATTTGAAGATAATAAAAATTATAAAAATAATGACTATCCTAATGGTGTAAATGTGTCAGTGTATATTAATGATGTACTAGTCAATTCTGGTAATGTATTTGAAAATGATGCTTTAAAATTAAATAATTCTCCATTATATGTTTTACCAAAAATAAATACTAATAATTATACTAATCTTAATGGTTTAGTAGCAGATATTAGATATCATAATTATGCATTAACACAAGAAAATATTAGAACTCTATTTAATAAAAAATATAATAAAAATCAATTTAAAACTGCATTACAAATTAAAAATAAATCATTATTTGGAACATCTGATATTGGTCAAATAAATTCATTAAAAAGTGTTTTATATAATTGATTTAAGAGTATTACAAGTATATAATGTATTAGAGATGTATTCAATTAGTAATGCAAAGAAAGTAATTGGTGGTATTAATACATTTATTCATGATACAAATGAAATTGTAATTGATAGATTATTAGAATTAGCATTAGAGAATATTCAAGATTTTACAGAAGATCAGAAAGAGAAATTAAATGAAGTTGTATTTAAATTAAAAGATGAATTATTTAAAGAAAGTTTATTAACAACAATACAACAAAAAAAGAAAAAAACAGGTCCAAAAAGACCACCAACAGAATATAATATTTTCATTAAAAATAAGATTGATGAACTAAAAATAACTAATCCAGAATTGAAGAATACACAACTAATGTCTGAAGCAGCAAGATTATGGAGTTTAAATAAAAAAAAAAGACAAGAAAAAGAAGAACAAGAAGAACAAGAAGAAGAAGAACAAGAAGAACAAGAAGAACAAGAAGTACAAGAAGAACAAGAAGAACAAGAAGAACAAGAAGAACAAGAAACTAATTTAGAAACATAATTATAATATTAGAGATTAAATAAAAATTTGATTTATTTTTAGATTAATTAAATTAATTAAATTTATTTACTTTGAATTAATTATAAATGGACGAGACTATCATTAGTATTAATATTATCCATTGTAAAATTAAAGTAACTAAACCTCCATCAATAAAAAGACAATATCGAATTGTTAAAAGAATTAAACAAATTAAAAGATCAATAGAGTTAGAAAATAGACTAACTCAAAATAATATTAAAAATGAAAATAATTAATTTAATTAATTTTAATTATATTTAAATTTTAATAAAATCTGAAAATTTTTTAAAAAATTTTTTATTGATTTATAAATAATTTGTATTTATAAATTATATTAATAAATTATATTAATAAATTATATTAATAAATTATATTAATAAATTATATTAATAAATTATAAAATGTCTCTTTATAATTATGTTAATTTTATAGTTGCTTGTGATAATAAAGGTGGAATAGGCAAGAATAATAAATTACCATGGCATATATCAGAAGACCTTAAATATTTCAAAAATTTAACTAATAAAAATACAGTAATTATGGGTAGTAAAACATATTTCTCAATACCAAAAAATCATCGTCCATTAAGTAATAGATTAAATTTAGTTCTAACAAATAATAAAGATTTATTAAAAAATAATCATAATAACTATAATCTAAAATTTTTTAATTTTAATGATAATTATAATATATATGATATTGAAAATTATGAACAAATTTATAAATTAAATAAAATATCATTATTAGTTCGTAACTCAAAAGAATTTATAAATAGTCAAATTTTTATAATTGGCGGAGAACAAATTTATAATATATTTTTTAATTTATTAAAAAATGATTTTCATAAAGAATTACAATTTAATAATATATATCTAACATATATTGAAAAAAATTATAATTGTGATACATTTTTCCCCAAATTACTACAAAATTTTAAATTAAATAATTATTCTTCTAAAAAATATGATGATAAAGAGAAAGTTTATTATAGATTTTTATCATATAATAAAGAGTTTTTTAATAATGATATTGATAATGAAAAAATATATCATGATATAGCACAAAATATCCTTGATAATGGCAATTATAGAATAGATAGAACTAATACTGGTATTTATAGTATATTTGGGACACAAATGAGATTTAATATAACAAATAATATACCAATATTAACTACTAAAAGAGTACCATTTAAAACATGTATTCATGAATTATTATGGTTTCTTAATGGAAATACAAATAATAAAGATTTACAAAAAGATAATGTACATATATGGGATGGTAATAGTTCAAGAGAATTCTTAGATAGAGTTGGTTTAGATAATTTAGATGAAGGGGATTGTGGAGCATGTTATGGATTTCAATGGAGACACTTTGGAGCAAAATATATTGATTGTAATACAGATTATACAGGTATAGGTTTTGACCAAGTTAATTACGTATTAAATTTATTAAAAAATGATCCATTTTCAAGAAGAATATTTTTAAGTGCATGGAATAGTGCAGATTTAAATAATACATGCTTACCACCATGTCATGTCAGCATACAATTCTATGTTACTGAAAAAAATAATAAAAAATATTTATCTGGACATATGTATCAACGTTCTGCTGATTGGTTTTTAGGTGAACCTTTTAATATATTGTCATATACAGCATTAGTTTACTTATTTGCAGAAATATGTGGTATGATTCCACATGAGTTAATTATTTCAACTGGTGATACTCATATTTACTCAAATCATATCGAACAAATGAAAGAACAATTATCAAGGTCATATTTAGCAAAACCAAGACTATGGATTAATCCTGATGTTAAAAATAAAGAATTACATGAAATTAGTATTGATGATTTTGATTTAATAGGTTATTTTAGTCATCCAACCATAAAAGGAAAAATGGCAGTATAAATAATAATAATTAATTAAATATTAAAATATTTTAATTTCTAAATTTTAATAAATTATAATGATTGATGATATAATAATAAAATCGCATTTAGATGGAAAATCTAAAATGTTTATGGATTGTGATAAATTTATTATTTTTGATAAAGAAAATTCTTTAGAATGTATAAATAAATATTGGTGGCAACTTAGACAATTGAGAAATATAATCAAGGTTGAAAATAAATTTAAAAAAAGAGGAATTATTGTTTATTATTATTCATATGATCAAATGTGTAAAATGGATTTTAATAATTTTAAATTTGATGATAAAAAAAAACCTGAATTTAATAAAATTTATTTTAAATTTGATAAATGTGAGTCAAATAGTATAGATTTCTATACATATAATAATTTTCTTAGAATATCTGAAAATTATAAATATGATTTCTTTGTATTTTTATTTTCTAAATTTGGTCTTAAGGAAATGAATTGGGATACATCATTTAATAACGAAGAAACAATTAATCATGATTTTAATGTAAATATAGGTCTTAATGATGCCGATACAATATTTCAATATACAAATAATAATCAAAATAATAATAATTTAAATATGAAGGGTAAGAAGAAAATCGGTAATACAGGTTCATTTGATTTTTTCAATTGTTGTTATGATCGTTCATTTTGGTATTCATATTGCGCACACAATATAGATGAAACAGTAAAAAAAATACTAGAGTCAACAGATAAATATTGTTATCATTATTATGAAAAAAATGACTCATTAAAAAATAAATTAGTAAATAGATTAGGTGATATTTTAGTTGATGATTATATTGTTAGTAGTAATTCTGAAACTATAAATTTAATAAAACATATTATGAAAATATCAAATAAATATGCAAAGATTGGTTTTGAATTCAATAGTGTTAATATTAGCACAGAAAGTTTTACTAAAAAATATAGAATTCAATATTTTGAAAGAGATGAATTAGAATTAACTACAATGAAACAAATTAAATCAAATAAAAATTTACAAACAGAAATTGATATGGATATTCTAGATAAAAGATATACTGATTTGAATGAAAAAAATAAATATAATATGGAAAAAGAATTAAAAAATTTACAAAATCAATTAAATAAATTAAGAACTAGTAATGAATAATAACAAAAATAATAACAAATAATATTAAGATTTATTAATTTTTTTGTAAATATATATATTAAAAATATATTAAAGATATATTACAGTACGTATATATATATATAGAATCAATAATATGATATTTAAAGAAATATTATTATGTAAACCAAAATATTTTGATGTTATTCATTATAAGTTAAATGCTCATATGATAATGAAAAATAAAGTTAATTATAACTTAGCAATTCAACAATGGCGTAGTTTAGAAGAAAATTTATTAAATAATAATGTAAAAATAAATTATATTAAACCAAAGAAAAATTTAGTTGATATGGTATTCTCAGCAAATGGAGGTATTGTATTTGAAAATAAAGCAATCGTAAGCAATTTCAGAGCAATCCCTAGAAAAAATGAAGCAAAATATTATGCTAATTATTTTGAAAATAATGGATATGAAACATTCCCTATGATTACTGAATTTGAAGGTGCTGGCGATGGTCTATTTAGTCATAATAATTCACAACTTTGGATAGGACACGGTTTTAGAACTGATATTGATTGTAAAAATGAAATAGAAGATATAATTAGTAATAATTATTTAGATATTAATACACTTAAACTTGTAAATCCAAGTTGGTATCATTTAGATACTTGTTTTTGTCCATTTGGAGATAATAATTTACTAATTTATGAAGGAGCATTTGATAAACAAAGTCTTGAAAAGATTTATAATGTTTATAATGAAAAAGATTGTATTAAAGTATCATATAAAGATGCTATGAATTTTGCATGTAATTCAATTAGTGTTCCAAATAATATAATAATTGGTCATTGTTTTAGCGATAATCTTAAAAGTAAACTAAAAGATATTAATTATAATACTATTGAAAATAATATGTCACAATTTTTATTAAGTGGTGGTAGTACAAAATGCTGTGTTCTTGATATTGAAAAAAAAGGAATTAATATTCCTGGAGAATTACAATATGGTAATAATGATAATAACAATAATATATACTATTATAAAATGCAATCAAGTCAAGGAGATAAATATATGCCAGATTTTATTTAAAACACAATTTATTTAAAACACAATTTATTTAAAACACAATTTATTTAAAAACACATTTTTTTAGAATAACCTATAACGGCACATGTTAATCTTTTACCGGCATTACCAGTTTTTAAACTATCTTCATTTCCACCTAAACCTAAATCATCTTCTTTTGAATGTATTACAATTGATCGACCAATTACATTAGCTTTTGTTCCTCTAAGTTTTACTAATTTGTCTTCTAATATCATATTACATACACCTTTATTATCAAATTTTATATTACCTAAATCGCCTACGTGCCTCTCAGATGATTCTGGACTACCATGATTTTTGTTGTATGGATTAAAATGACCGCATGCTCCCATACAATTATCTGTTAAATCACCTGCTTCATGAATATGAAAACCATGAATACTATTTTTATATTT